GTTTTATCCAAAGTAAATAACTCAACATTGAAAGTCATTACATTGCCACTTATAGAGCCATTAGCAATGTTAAAAAACATAGCCGGATAGTTGTTATCCCCTTGCTCTAAAAAGTCAAACGTATCCCCAAAGAATACAGTTTTAACTTGCTTATGACTTTCCCCTAACGAGCTTATTGTTTGTATTACTTGGTTTAGTGTCATTTTTTTCAATTTTAGCCAAGAAGAGTTTTAACTTCTCAACATTTTTGTTGTTATAATTTTTTGCCATTAGCAATCGTTGCAGTTTCTATAAATGTTTCCTTGATACTTCTCTTCAAATGTTCTCTTATGTTTATAATCGTAACAATCATCTAAAAATATAGAGCTTGTATAAGCATCATTATCCGGAATGATAGTTTCAATCGTGCTTCCTGGATTAATATACAAAGGGAAGTTACCTATTGATGCTTGATATTTTAAATAATTGATTAATCTCTCTTTGTAGAACTCTGCTCTTGTTTTGTATCTTGCTGAAATATCTAACAAATCTTGCATTGATGGTTGATTTGTATTCTCTCCAGTTTTTTGCACCACACCTTTAGTATAGAATTGATAGTTTAATTCAACACTCAATTCGCTTAACACATAATAAACCAAAGTGTCTGCTATATAGTCATTGATTAAGGTAACCTCTGCCGGAGTTAAGTTATTAGCTTGAATACCAGTAAGAATGCGATTATAAAGAGCAGTACCAAGAGCCGGATGAATGTACATATCTTGGCTCGTTTTGATTTCTGGATAAAGTAGTTTTTCATCTACGTTCCCAGCTAAACCACTACGCTCTTTAATTGAATTAGGACTAATTATAAGTATGTTCTTGCTCATTTTTATTTGTTTTTACGCATTACGATATTGCTTTTCCATTCGTGTCGGCAGCTTGGAGAATGTTTACCACTTGGCATTGTCCACCAACCACCTTTTCTGTCCCATACTGAATAACCTAATCTTGCACTCATTTGTTCTATATCGGAACGAGAATAAAACTTTTTAAGTCCCATTAATCGTTTGCAAAATTCTCTACTTGGATGCTTTTCACTATCTCTTTCTGTTGTGGGTATTTCATCTTTCCACTCATAAGAGTATCTAATCATAAAAGATTTTGTTTCTGGCTCTATTTTAGTTAAGTCCTTTAAAGGAGCAGTTAATTCGTGAATTAAAACTCCGTTCTCTGTTCCTTGAGCTAAACTTCCACTTTTAATCAAGTCCTCAATGTTTCTATTTACAACATCAATATCAATCTTTAAAGTATCTGCAATTACTTCCGGAGTTATTCGCTTATCCTTGCTTATTAAGTCAAGTATATCAGCTTTAACTTGGTTTATAGTTGCAAATAATTCGTAATCGGTATATTCATCAAATCTTGATTTCTTTTTAAATACTTGAAAGTTCTCAATTGCTTCGCCAAACTCCTCAAATATAAACTCATCACTCATTTGTTGTGTTTGATATTGGCTCATGTCAATACCTAACTTCTCTAATATCCACTCTTTAGGTGCTACTGCAGCTATTGTTTGCTCTCCAAATTCAATACCTATTGGCTCAACAGAAATTAAAGTCATTGGCTCTTTTACACCTCTGTAACTGCCTATCATATTAATAACAGCTTCAATTTGTCTTTGCTTGTAATTGATATAAGTATTTTTAAATATCTCATATCCATCACGCATCTCTTGTCTGCTTCCTAATTTACCAGGCTCGGCAATACCAAATAAAGCCGGAGTAGTAATTTGATGAGCTACATAAATGTTTGTTCTAATCAACTCATCTACATGACCGAAATCTTCTTTAGTTAAATCACTTGCACCCAAGTCATCTATAATAGGCTTTCTACCACTATCGTTTACAAATGATAATAAGAATTTCTTGCCATCACTACCGGTAAACTTATTTTCAAACTTACGTTCAATAATTCTTTTCTCTTCTGGATTAGGCTCTCCGTTAGGTAAGGTAATTAACTTACTCGGAGTGAAGCCAGTTTGTGCATTGCCTAAAACGTGCTTACTTACTTCAATATCACTTTCAATATAATTCAAACCACCGAAATAAGATGGCAAAGGATAAATGCTAATACCAGCTCTATATTCTTTTACAAATAAGATTTGGCTTCCTTTAGGGAAGTTAGGATTGAATGCCGGATATACTTTAACCTCTTCGTGTCTGTCTTTCCAATTGTCTTTAATCCAAAATTCAGTATTGTCTTTGTTAGTTCTAACTTTTGAATAATCTACATGATAAATATCCGAGATCATGCCATTCATTGACCAAATAACTTGAAGATAAAAGCCCCCAAAAAGCTCATTATCAGTTACTATTTTTTTAGTAACCCCTTCAAGTGTTTCTACTTGGTTTGCATTTCTAATAAAAAGCTCTCCGTAAACATCACCAGCCTTCCAGCCATTGCCACAGATATAGTTAATCTTACCTTTTATTAATGCTTGATGCTTTGCAGATTTCTTATAAAGCTCTAATAAGTATTCTGGATAGTCGTTTAAATGACCATACTCATAATAACCTACTCCTTTTTTCTCTTTATAGTCTGGTTGTCTTGCCTCTGCAAATGTTAATATACTGAAATTATCCATAAACTACATATGTATTTAATGTTTCGTTAGTTGTAAATACTGTATCATTGTCAATTACTCTTACTAAACCAACTTCTAACTCTTCTCCGGTTGTAGCTACTGCTGAATTTGAGCCAAATACTAAATAATTCCATTGCCCAATTGTTAAGGCATTGAAAAAAGCATAAGGGAATTCATTGTATCTATTAGGATAAGGACTTAAATCGGTGCTTCTCAATTTTACTACAGTTATTACTTGCTTCGTAACCACATTAGTAAACTGAAAATACCAATAAGCCCATGCACTCGTTTCTTTTTCATTTAGAGTGAAGATAAAATTAGTAGGATTGTCAACGTTTAGTACCATTCTATTAGTAAATAGGTAAACCTCTAAAAATACAAAAAGGAGTGGTAAAAACCACCCCTCTTTTATATACAACTACGAACAACCTTAGTTTGTAATAGCAGCTATTGTTCCAGCAGCTACTGACCACATTGGATCAGCTTCCATTGCTTGGAAAGTTAAAGTGTAACCATTTCTGTCGCCAGATGCAGTACCGGTAGCAGAATTACCAGAAGTAATATCTAAACCATTTTTTGCACCTAATAACCAGTAATTGCCATTCATATCTTCAACGATAGCTAACAATCTGTTTTTTGCAAGTAACAAGATTTCGTTTCTTGTTGCTGCAGCTAATTTATTTAAAACTATAACAACTTCTTGTTGATAGAATATAGTTCCGTTTTGTACGTTTGCAGTAATAGTTTCAGTAAGTGAAGAAGTTTCACGAACTTGAGAATACAACCAAAATTTCTTACCAGCGTCCATTGTTATTGTAGCAACACCAGCAGCGTAAGTCATAGAAGCATTATCAAATTCAACAAATCTCACAGACTTAACTCCACCTAATGACTCTTTACAGTCTAATACAAAACCTTGAGTTAAAGCACATGCCATGATTAATTAATTTAAAATTTTAAAAAGAAGAAAAGTGAGGGAACTTAATCCCTCACTATAATATTATTATACTAATACGAAAGCAACCATTTGAGTACCGAACGCATAGTTCACACCCATTTTGAATTCACTTACGAAACGTACTTCATCAGCTTCTTTAGCGTAGAAGATTTCAAATTTCTCTTCTTCGTTCAATAAGTCAGTACCTAAGAATAAGTTTTCTAAATTAGTAGAGTAGATTTTAGAAGTACCATTCAAACCTGGAGTAGCAATAACTTCAATTGCAGTACCTGGTAAGAAGAATGAACTATCAGCTTTTACATCTACTGCATAGTTAAACATGTTAGCGTTTTTCAATGCGATAGTGTAAGTACGGAATACATCTTGACCACAGAAGATTTTAGTGCTATCTTTAGAAACGATTTCAGCTGGTATAGCTTTGTAAACTGCATCAAAGATAGATACAACGTTAGAAGAAGTAATACCTACTGCAGTAGTGATAGCAGCTGGTAAATAAGTAGTAGTGTTAGCTAAGATAACAGTACCATCAGCAGCAGCTAATTTAGCGATACCATCAAATTTGTTTAAGTTAGCAGTACCAGAAGCAGTATCTCCTTGCCAGATTGCAGTTTCTAATTGAGCAGCAATTTTAGCAGCTTTTAAGTTAGAATAGTCTTCAGCATAAACCATTTCAGTATACATTGATCCAGCCGGTAATGCTTTTTGAAGATATTTAGTTTCTAAAGATTTGATACAAAGAGCTTCATTAACTTTGATTTTACCAATAGTTACAGTTCTTTGAGTGAAAGTAGTAGTACCAGAAGCAGAGAAGCCACAAGTTCCACCAGCTTGGAATACTGCATCAGTATCCATGATGTTGATTTTTTCAGCAGATTTTACACCTACCATTACGTTACCTTGATTTTTAATCAAAGTAGCTGTTTTTGCACCTAATACGGCAGCAGACACTAACAAATCTTGATTTTCTGTAGTGTAGTTTGATAAAGCACTTACGTTAAACGCCATTTTTCTTAATTTTAAATTGTTATTTGATTATTTTACTTTTTTAGCCATTTCTAAGAAGCGGCTGATTTTTTCGTTTTTCTTTTCAATTTTTTGAAAGCTACTTGGAGCATCAATAGGATCAGCAGTTGCAGTTGTAGCTAAACCCTCAATTGCAGAAGCTAAATCTTTAATAGCTGCTTCAAATTTAGAGTACATTGCTAAAGCACTTTCCTCTTGGCTTACCAATTTTGCAGATTGCTCTTCAAATTGACCTTTAGTAGCTGCTAATTCTTCTTCAAGTTTAGCAATCTTTTCTTTTAATTCTTGCTCGGCATCTACTTCCGGCATTTCTTCTTCAACCTCTGGAGTTTTAATTTCAACAATCACTCCGTTCTCGTCTACAACGATTACAGATTTGTCTGCTAAAATGTGCTCTCCAATAGGTGCTAAAGTTCCATCAGCTAAAGTAACAACACCACCTACTTCATATTTATCTACGTTGATTGTAGTACCATTTTCTAATGTGTACTCTACAAATTCAACTTGACTTTCTGCAGCAGCTGGAGCTTCGTTAAATAACTCCTTCACTTTGTTTACGAAATCAATTGGACTCATGTTTTATTTTATTTTAATTAGTGAACAATAATTTTAGTGCAACTTAACTTGGTCAAGTAAGTTTTTAATTTGAGCTTTTATTTGCTCGGCTTTCATCTCCTCCGGTCTTTTATACTTAAATAAACCCTCAACCGAGAAGCCTTTGAAATCTCCGTTCTTTATAGATGCCCAAACTTCTGGATTATCTACTTTAAAGCTACCAAACCAACTACCCTCTGGAGCATCTTCAAAACCGACCATTGGTTGTATGCCTCTTTTCTTTGAAGTAATAAAGCTCTCAAATAAAGTAACGCCATCTACGATTTGAGTAGGATCGTGCATTAAGTTTACATTAGCTTGATATCCCTTTTGGAAGTACTTTTGTACTATCTTTTGAATAGTAGCTGCATTAAATACAACATAATACTCTCCGTTTGCATCAAAACGATAAATTGGAGTATCACTTAACATTAAAGGACCAGAAACGATTTGCTCATCTTCATTGATTGAGAATTTCATTTTTTGAACGCTTGTTAGTTTGTTTTCTGCCCAAGTTAAAGCAGCTTCGCCACCCCAAGCATCGTACATTAATTTACCACAACCATCTTCATAGCTTTTAGAGCTTTCTAAATCTACTTTATGTCTGCTTAAATAAGAGTACATTCTTTGAATAGTATCTAAAGAGATCGGCTCTCCACTTGCTAATTGATTAGCTCTTGTTTTACCTACTTGAGTGCCACAAGTACCCCAACCATTTTCCTCTGCCCAATCTAAAGCCTTTTGAGCAGTATTCTTTACACTCTCCGGATAGTCGCTAAATGAGTCAGCAAACTTTAAGAAATTCTTTTGAATTGCAGGTTTATCAACGAGTGCGATGAAGTCCACCTCACTATCATCGTTGAAGTCGGAGCTGATGTCCAAATAATATGTTTGAATGTTTGAGTCATATTTCATATTAATAAATAGTTTAAATGTTATTTAAAGCGACTTGAATTAAGTATTCTTGTTACTCTACCTTGTGAATTTGTTACATCGCTCTCTAAAACGTATGCTTTTATAGCTTGGTTTCCGAGTGCGTTAATTGTGCCTTGATTTAATGTTGTAACAGTTTGTTGTATTGGCACACTTGGAGTCATAGGTGCATTACCTCCAGCTCCACCAGAAACGCTCATGCTGCCAGTAGTCCCACCAAATTGAGTTTGTGAAATTTTAGATACAGTTGCTGCAGTTGTAGCTCCAATCATAGCAGCATTAATACCATTTAAGATACTTCTTGTAGGCTCTAAAAATACCGATTTAGCAGCTAAAGCATTTACAACACCATTTAAACCACTTATAATTGTTTGAGCTATTTGTATTTTCTTATTAGTTTCAAATTGCTTTCTTAATACAGCCTCTTCTTCCTTGCTGCCTTTTTCTACACCGGCTAATTTAGCAGCATATAAAGCATCGGATAATCCTTGAGCTGATTGAGCGTAAGTAGTTGCCCATTTTAAAGCCTCTTCAAATCTTGCTTTTTCAAGGTCTTTTTCTTTTTTAATTAATGCTTCTTTAGTTTTAGAAACTTGTATTTCCGCTTTTAGCTTTTCAGTCCTTGCAAAAGCATCATCAGCAGCTATTTGGTCATTAGCTTCTTTGTTAATTTGTATTTCTTCTTTTTTCTGCTCTTCTAACTCTCCTAATTGGTCAGCATCTCTTTTTAAATTAAATATCCTATACCCCTCTAATAAATCTTTTAAAGTATTTTGTTTTTCTTTTTCAGCTTTAACTTCTTTATTGTCATCTGCCTTAACATCTAATTTTATACCAGATTTCCTCTGTATATCTTCCGATTGTTTTAATAGTTTAGCACTTTCTTTGTCAAGTATTTTTGTTTGTTTATCAATCCCATTTTTAATCTCTTGAGTATTGATAGCTTGATAAGATGCTACTGAAGTTCTATAATTTACAATACCATTTGTAAAGAAGTTATTTACTGCAGCAAGTCCTTTCTCCCACCAAGATACATTATCTTTTTGACCAGTAGTTAATGACTCTGCTTGTAATTTTGCAGACATAGCAAACATTGCATTTGCTTGTGCTTTAAGCATTGTAGCTTTTATATAGGCATCTGCTTTAGAGTTTAAGTTTTTTTCTGCAATCTCTAAATTATCTGTTTTACCTAAAGAGTCTCCTAAAGTTTCATTGTATATTTTTAAAGCATCTTTTTTTGATATTACTCCAGTTTGAGCTTCAGTAAATGCAATTTTTACTTTATTTACATTTTTAATTGCATCAGTAGTTGCAGTATTTGTAGCTTCTAAAGTATCCTTATATGCTTTATTTTTAGCAGTAGCTTCTTCAGTTACTCCATTTAACTCATCAAAATTATCTACTAATAAAGCAATAGCAGTACCAAATGCAATTAGTAAAGCTCCTACACCAGTAGCACCTAACTCAGCTTTTAGCGTTAAAAATGTATTTTTAATTACAATATTTAAGTTTTTAAACCCTTGAATACCGGTATCTAAAAATGTATTTAAACCCTCACTTAAAGCTAAAGCCCCTTGAACTCTTAATAAAGATTTTTGTAAATCTTCACTTTCAACTCCAAATACTGCCATAGCTCCTTGAACTGCAGCAAATCCACCAGCAACGCCTTGTAAGGATTGGCTAAATGCTTTGAACTTTGCATCTGGATTGAATGATTCGGTAGTATTTTTAGCATCTGCAATCCTATCTTTTAAATCTTCAATTCTTTTAGCTGCCTCAATAGCTTGTTTTGACCCAGCACCAAATTGCTCTGTTAGCCTTAATTGCTCAAATTGTAAATCCTTTAATATCTTACGGATTTCTCCCATTGAAGTAACAACTTGCTCTTTGCCGCCAACCTCAATTTTTATTCCTACTATATTATCTGCCATTTTAATAAATTGTGTCTATTACTTTTAATAATTCTACTTTCGTAGGTTTCTCGCTTAATGGATCATAACCATCTACTTTGTTTATTCTCCACATCGTTCCATCTATAAGTATGTTTTTTGCAAAATCTAATGTTCTTATGTCCATGCTCGTTAAATGAAATTGAGCAGTCAAGATTGTGCTATTAGGATTAGTTATCTCTGCAAAATACTGACTCCAGAATGAATTGAATAACCCATAATTAACTGTAGTGCCGGTAATCGTGTAGTAAATCTCTTTCGGAGATGCCCAACCTAATGATTGAAAGTAAGTGCCATTATCTGGAACAGTCGGATGCTCCCACATACCAGAATAAGGAAATTGAGTTATGTTTGTTTGAATATTACCTCCAGAGCTATTTTTTATATCCCAGTTAGCTACAGTTAGCATTTTGGTTTGTAGAATACGGATATTGCTTGAAGTGATACTCTCATCTGCAAAATTACCTTCTTTGTATAAAGCCGGAACTATTTTATCTTGACCATTAGGAGCATAATTAACAGTAGATGCAAATATAACCTCTAAATCATCTTTGTCTTTAGCATATTCGTATTCGCTATCATAGCTGAAATCCATATAACCTTCGTTATACTTTTCTTTATAGGTTTTATTCCAATACGCATCATCATTCTTATATTTGAAATTAAACACACGAGCATTCAATTCACCCATAGGTCTTAATCTAATCTCTTGACTTCTATCAAGTTTATCACTCCAATCTAAATTCTCATTTAAGTAGAAATCTATATATGGTGTGATTATCAGTTTTTTAGCTATATTCTTATCTTCAACCACATAAAGATTAAACATTTTAAGGATTGAAGTAAAGAAGTCCGTTATCTTGATGTTTTGTGGTACTGCATAACGCATTTGAATAGTATCATTAATTACTGCTGGACTTAATACCTTAACCGGAGCATCAATTGTCCATGTATTAATATAAACATCTAAACCTACACTAAAAGTACCACCACCTGCTGGAGTATATAAAATATTAACTTTAAAGATATCATTTACTGCTATTGATGCAGTTGTAGATATGTTTTTAAGGTATCTAAAATTAAAACCTGGTCCGGTAGGGAAGCTACTTGTATTAAAGCTATCTAAAGTTTGAAAAAACGCACCATTCTTCCATAATTCAAACGTATAAGTACCTGGTCCAAGAGAAAAACGCATATCAAAACCAAAGTTAAAATTGATATTAGTCAATGCACTTATTCCTACATATTGATATTGTCCACTTCCTATTGAATTGAAATCCCTAAAGCTACCACTTGTCCATAGTAAAGTATAAGGAGATGCGTTAAATGTAGTACTATAATTACTCCCTAAATCTAATAAGTTAGTAACTTGTATTTTTAATCTGTCATCGTTATTGGGTACTATTAGCCTTTTAAAAAATGCAGTATCAAAAAAATCGCATTCGTATGTATAGCCACTTAAATTAAAGATCCTTTGTATGTATTCCCTAACATAAATAGCCGGTCTTAATGCTTGTTCATAAAAATGGTTTCTTGCAGAAGTTTCAGCTACCTTGCCATAGTCAATCAATGGATAGAAATACCCAACACCTGGATTTGTATTTCTGTTATTCCAAGATGCCACCATATTTGCATAGGTATAAGTATGGTTTAAATCTGTAAAGTCAATATTTTCTAATAAGCTAACACCATTTGATATATTTGAAATACTATCAGTTGTTCCTTTGCTTAATTCAAAATAAAATCCTCCTAATTCTCCAAATACTGCACATTCGTACTCTACATGGTTTGCATACTTGACAACCTCCATAACCCTTAATTTACCCTTAAAGATTTGGATATTGTCTACTAATATAACGCAGTTACTTCCATTAGCAGCTATGTAATTCTCATTAACGTTAGGTGCAAATTGGTTTACATTCTCAATAGCTATAAATCTACCAAGCTCGGAGATATGGTTGAATATCTTGTTATTCTTTTGGCTACCTTGTATTACTATTGTCTTTGAATAGCTGGTATTCTTACTTCCAAATTCTTTAACATCGTCAATAACATAGCTAATCTCACAAGCTATATCATCTGTTAAATCTAATTCAAAACCCTCTACAAATATTTGTGTTCTCATTATCGTAATTGTGTGGATTGTGTTCCTAATAGAATGTCTATCTCTAAATTAAATATCTTATCTGCCCCTCTTTTCTTTTCTGCCCAGTCGCTTGTTTCTATTGTTACCGGTATCATTAAAGCATTGTTGTCTATTTGAGCAAATACTTGAGGAGAAGCTAATAATTCTCTTAACCATAAGAAATCAGTTTCGCTAACATAGTCGCTTACTAA